CATCTAGGTGCGCTTTATTAGATGTGAAAAATACAATAGAAGCCCTTAAGTTTCATAGCTGGCAGAATAGAAATGAAATAGAATACTATGAAGAAGTTAGACAAGAACTAAAGAAATATGAGTAGCATATTATACGACATGATACTAATGGAGGCTGATAAGATTAGCTTCCTTAAACAAAAAGACCTAGAGCTATACTACAAGGATCACACTGGTGAGATAGTTCCATTGGCAGAAGCGTACTCCCCAGAAGTACAGGAAGTCCTTAAACAACTTCTTAAAAGAAAGCGCATGAGATATTTCATTACTTTTGCCGAAGGGCTTGACGTAATGGAAACTCTAAGCAAATCCACAAACAAACTCACATTGCTCTTCGCAAAGAACATGGGGTACGATAATAAAATAAAGGATTGGACTATAAGAGATTTACATGGATCATTAGGCACTAACATGAAATTCATTATTAAATCATTAAAGATTTTATGCGAGAAGGATGTTATTCGATTCACAGTAAAAAGAAACAAAAGAACATACATGGTTAATCCAGTTTATTTCTACAGAGGATCAATTAAAAGTTTATTTCTCGCAGTGAAGAAGTATGAATCAGAGTTCCCTAGAAGAGGAAACGACTTAAAAGAAATTATATGAACGTAATTAAACACACTAAGAATATCCACGAGATAAAGTTAGAGGGTATGGAAGTAAAGATAGCTATGCTTTCGGACTTACATTGGGATAACCCTAAGTGCGATTGGGACTTGCTTAAAAGAAATTTAGATTATTGCGTATCAGAGAATATCCCTATTGTTTTCAATGGGGACTTTTTTTGTTTAATGCAAGGGCAGGGAGATCGCAGAAAGAATAAGTCTGATATTCGCCCAGAGCATAACAACGCTAAATACCTAGATAGCATAGTTGAGACAGCTGTAGAATGGTTTACTCCATACGCACATCTTATGACTGTTATAGGATATGGTAATCATGAGACAGCAATTATCAAATGGCAGGAGACAGATATACTACAACGATTTGTAGACTTGCTTAACTATAAATGTAAGTCCAATGTATATACAGGAGGCTATGGTGGATGGATTAACTTTAAAGTAGCTGTTCATGGTACATCTTACTCTTCTACAAAATTAAAGTACTTCCATGGATCAGGAGGCGGTGGTGTAGTAACCAAGGGAGCATTAAATCTTACTAGAGCATTAGAGATGTATGAAGGATTTGATGTATTCTCTATGGGACATATACACGAGAATAGTTGTCGTAATGATGTTAGAGATACTATAGTTAGCTCACCTAAGGCAGGGTTTAAAAATGTATTAAAGGAAATGCATCTTATGATTACTGGAACGTATAAGGAGGAGTATGAGGATGGTAGCAAAGGATGGCATGTTGAGAGGGGTGCGCCACCTAAACCTGTAGGAGGAAGGATTCTTACTATAAGCCATAAAAGAGTGTATAAGGATAATTGTGATATATTAGTAAAACAAATAGATAGCACTAAATTTCCGTTATGAGAATCAATCCGCAGGTAGAAGAGATGTGTAATGTCGTTGAGATGTTCTTAATGGTTAAGAAGCAGGCATCTGTTAGGATAGTATTTGATGACAAGGATAAAGAGGAGCATTATATAAGATTACTACACCAGGCGTATGATGTTGCGGTAAACTTTTTCACTCTTGGTAGATAATTGTGTTATTATATTTTTTATATCTTTGACAAAAATAATCTTATGAAAGATAAATATTGGGCTTCTAACCCAGATAAGAACGGAAGCTATACAGACAAAGGAAGAGTAGAGGGAAGACCTGCTGCTGCACCAACATTAAAGGATGAGGCTGCTACATCAAAACAAACATTTAAGTTGATGTACAAGAATACTAAAGATAAAAAATACTGCGACTAATGAAAAGAAATGCGTTAAAAAAAGCTATGATGTCAGAATACATGGGATCTGAAGCTGAAGAAAAGTACTCTTCTAAAAAAGAAAAAACTAAACACGAGAAAGGTGAGTCTAAGAAGATGGAAATGAAAGAAAAAATGATGTCTAAATTTAAAAAGAAAAAATAATGGCTAATTTAAAAAAACTAATTGGAAACGCCATGAATAAGGCGACTTCATTATCTGATGATGGAGGTAAAATGAAAACAAAAAGTTTAAAACTTGTTCCTTATAAAAATGAAGATCTTAATTATAAATATTCTGAATTTTCAAAAGACAAAAAAGGAATAATAAAAGAAAAACCAATTCTTCCAAGTCAATTTGAAAAAGCAAAAGCTAATCCAGAAAAAGGAAAAGCTATAATAAAAATGAGAAAAAGCTAATGCTTAATAAAACATCAGGCATAGATCCTAAGCTAATCAAAAAGGCTTACGCTAAGTATGATAAGATGAAGAAGAATAGAAAGCCATCTGATACAGGCTACTATACTTCTGATGACATAGCAGCTAAGCAATCGGAAGCATACACAAGAGATAAAGGATATTAATATCAATTAAGCCCACTAAATACAGTGGGTTTTTCTTTTGTCCCGAATATTTGCTAAATTTGTGACATGAGTAAAAGAAATAAAGAGATACTCGATATTCGCACAGATGAATGGAAACCTTCACACGCAGAATTTGAGTACCCAAAACCATTTGTAGATTGGATCAATTCAATCAATAGTGGATGGCAGAATAAAATTTATCACGAGCCATTTGAGATATACTGTAGGCAAGCTGACCTATGGCTTCAGGATGATTCCGATATACTAGATTATGATACAGAAGATGACCAGATAGAATGGTTGCTACGAGAGATACAGCGATGTAAGGATAATACGCTATTCTTCTGTAATAAGTACGGATATATTAAGGAAGATAGGTCTGAGAATGGTATGCTATTATATCAAGCCTGGGACGCTCAGAAAGTATTACTATTTTTATTCGACTGTGGTTATTCACTAATGATCGGTAAGGCACGACAGATTGGTTTTACCACTACGATGTGTCTAGCAGGAATGAAGCGTGTAAACTTCAATAAATCATATTTCATTAAATTTGTTACACACTCCAAAGATAAGGGTGTTGAGATATTTAGGGATAAGGTTAAGTGGACGTACACTAAGCTACCTGATGTTATCGCTCAAGAAGTAAAGAACTGGACGGACCAAGTAATGTCATTTGATAAGAAAGGAGATAAGAAAGGTCGAGAGGATGGGGGTGCATCACGCTTCCAGGTAGATACTCCAGCTGTAGACGCTATCAATGGTGGATCTCCATCAGCGGTATTCATTGATGAGATTGGTTTATTTGAGATATTTGGTGAGATGATGAGGGAAGGTAGACCAGCTTTATTTAAGTACAATCCTGAGACTAAGAAAATGACTATGCAGCAACAGTTCTTAGCATGGGGTACAGGAGGAGAGATGGATAAGGGAGGTTCTGTATTTGAGTCTGAATTTAAGATGTGTCTTAAACAATGGAAAGAAAAAAACTATGACTATGGTATTATACCTCTATTCTTTAATGCTTACGCAAGGCGAGGCGTTAATGATGCTCACATTAATAATGAGAGAAAGGCTTATTTAGCACTTGAAGGAACTAAGAAAGGGGATGTAGCGAAGGTTCAGTTCCATCAGCATTATCCTATCACGATAGATGACATGTTCCTACGTAAATCACGTACTTTAGTGCCTATTCACACCTGTAATCAACGATTAAACGACATATATGGCATGGATAAGCCGTTAGAATACGGTTATTTTGAGCCTATATTAGATTTAAGTAGGCCAACACCTGATTTATTGACTGAATTTAAGATTATAGGGGCTAAATGGGTGTCTACAGGGGCTAGGGAGGACGTATCTACATCTGCTGTTATCATTCATCACCCTCCAGCAGGGGAGAAATGGAAAAATAGGTGGTATCAAGGGACTGACCCCATCAACTCTGAGACAGGACACTCTATGATGTGTAGTGCTATATGGGATTCATTGACGAATGCTGTATCATCCGTAGTCTTCCACAGAGATAGGAAGTTTAAGCAGACGTATCTACAGGTTCTGTTGCAGAGTTTGTACTATGATCAGATAGGAAGAGGTGGTGTTAAGGAATTAGTAGAGAATAACATTGGGGATATGCATATTGACTTTCAGGAGATGCATGGATTCAAGACTAAGTTTACTGCTAACGCTCAGTTGCCAGAGTACTTCCATACGCATGGTGGTAAATGGTTCGGCATATCGAATAAGGCTAATACAGCACCTAGGATTATGGCTAAGCTGGAAGAGATGCTTGAGGCGTATAGTAATAACATTGATATTCCTTGGTTATGGGAACAGTTGAAGACTTTTGTAGAGAAAGATTTAAAGAGTCAGACGAGTCATAGGCAGACGAGGTATCAGGCAGCTGATCCACGATATGATTATGATGATGCTATATTCGCTATAACATTTGCTTATATAAATAGTATTGCTCACGCCAGGTATGAGCCTGAGAACATAAAAACTGAAGGTGGGATAACTAATGTTGAGATACGTTTTGTGCAATCAAAAGAAACGAATTATAGAATGAAGAAGGCAAGAGTTGATAAGGCAACAGGAAAAATCCTAAAAATACTCGATTAGAATTTATCGTATATTTGTAAAAAAAATAAGATGCCAATACAACAATTATCAACTTATAGAAGAGGTGGTTCAGTTTTAGAAAGAAACGAACAACTAATGGTAACAGATATTGCTAATATTATAGCAGCTGTGAACGAAGGAGGAACAGGAGAAGTGGTAGGAACTAGTATATGGGCTAACGGCTTTAGAGTTGTTGGATGTATAGGAGAGAATATATTACTTCCTGATAACTCTAACTTAGAATTTACAGGACCTTTAGCTATGTGCGTTGGTTCTACTTTAACGATTCCTGTAGGAACAACTTTAACAATCGTATAAACTTAAAAAATAAATAAAATGAGTACTTTAAATGTAGATCAAATACTACCTCAGTCAGGAACTAAAGTAGATGTAAATGGAATAGTAATAAAAGACACTGTAAATGCAGCCTTTGTTTTATATGGTGGAACAGCTTTTAATGCTAATACTTCAACTGGTAGTAATACTACTATAGTAGGGAATGGAGCAATGTTAGCAAATACTGGAGTAAAGAATACAGCCATAGGAGCTTTATCATCTAAAGCAAATACTTCAGGATATAGCAATACTGCTTTAGGAGCTGAATCTTTATTTAATAATACGACAGGGAATAGTAATAACGCTATTGGAAATGGAGCTTTATATTCAATTACTACTGGAACTAATAATACAGCTGTAGGACTTAATTCTTTGTTTCAAAATAATGGAGAAGAAAATGTTTGCATTGGAAATGGTGCTGGATTTATAGCTACTGGAAGTTATAATGTTATTGTAGGTACTGCATCTGGAGTTACTTTAACTACAGGAAACAACAATGTTTGTTTAGGAGATGACACGCAAGTAGCCACTGCAACAACAAGTAATTCAATAACTTTAGGTAATTCGTCTCATAATGTATTACGTTGTAATGTAACATCAATCACTTCTCTTTCAGATGCTAGAGATAAAAAAGATGTTAAAGAACTAGGAGCTGGTTTAGAATTTGTAAAAGGATTAAAGCCTGTAGAGTTTGTATGGAACGAAAGAGAAGAAAAAGGCAAGCATGACATCAAAGACTTTGGATTCATTGCTCAAGACTTGAAGAAGTCTCAAGAGGATGCTGAATTAGCTGAGACATTGAAATTAGTTTACGAAGAGAACCCTGAGAAGTTAGAGGCTTCTTACGGTAAGTTAGTGCCTATCCTTGTGAAAGCAATACAAGATCTTTCTGCTAAAGTTGAAGCATTAGAAGCTAAATAAACAATCAACTATAAACGAAGAAGCCTCCCTATAAAGGAGGCTTTTTTATTCTATAGGTAAAACGTATTGAGGGATAATTACCTTGTTCTTGTCAAATCCTATTTCTTTATTCACCCAGATTATACCATCTTCAGAATCTACTTCTTTTTTGTATTCATTTACAATCTGAAGAAACAATTTCATTTCCCTCTTGTTTAGTAACTTATGGGATAAGCATTGGTATCTATGGAAGTCATTGTATATTCCTTTCTTAGCATTATACCAATACAGGTGATATTCTGTTTTTCTTCTTTCATGTTCAAAAGCAGCAGATACAAATGACTTAGTAATAAAGTGATCTGTTTTATTATCTATTACCTGCTTGAGTTTATTACTCGAATAAGCTGAAGTTGTACTCATCTATTCTATTGTTTAGCATTAGAGTAGATTCCGTATCAAAATATTTAGTTTCTATTACTTGATATGAATCATTTTCCTCGTTAATCCAGCAAAGATATGATTTTCCAATTTTTAAACTAGTGTTTTTCTCAATTATTTTTTTATATATACTTAATTGTAGTGAATAAGTGTTGTATTCGCACTCTTCTAAGTGATTTAAGCCATTAATCATCTTGGCCTTATACTTACTCTTCATATTGATTTCTTTATTCGTCTTATAGTCCCATATTTGAAGTTCATCTTCTTCTATATTATAGAACAACTTATCAAGCATTCCACATACGCCATAGGTATCATCTCCTACTACAAGCTCTGCTCTCACCAAAGCTAGTTTATCCTTATAGTTAGCATGAAACTGATGTAACATTTTATATAGCTTAACTGTTACGATAGGATCAGGTTTATATCCTTTACTTTGAAACATAAGCTCAGCGCATTTATGAAGCTCTGTTCCCTTTACTTGAGATGTTATTCTCTTATCATCCCATTCAGCTATTACATCATTGAAAGTTCTTCCGTCACGAACAGCCACTTTATAGGCCATGATGTCTGTTTCAAACTTCTTTTTATATCTTCCAATAAGTTCTGTTGTTGATACACATCTTTTAAAGTTAAGGTAATAAGAGTGATCTTCTTCATTGAAGACTACGTTGTTGAACTTGTTAAGTTCAGTTATAAGTTGATACATATAAAATTTTTTGAGCCAAGACAAAGAATCGAACTCTGCGTACTCCGACTTAAAAGGTCGGGCTTTACCACTAAGCTACTTGGCTATGTGCAACTTTTAATATGACCGAAAGAGTTGCCAACTTTGCCTGACTTACGATTCAGGAACTAGAGTGTGCGTTGGCAAGTAAACTATCCTTACACATCGCCTTAGTTGACCTACGACCCCTTGTACTTCGGGGACAATCTCATTTACCTCATCAAGTAATTCTTGCATAGCCATCTCAGCTTCTAGATCATCTGATTGAGGAACAAATCTATTCGCTAGAAAATACTGATACACACAATCCTCTGGCATATCAATCTCCTCTAACTTATATCCTAATGCCATTCTGTTGTATGCCATCTCCTTAGCATCAATAACCGTATAAACTTCTCCAGACTTAACCCAATACTTAGCAGGAAAATCCTTCGGCATACCTTTATCGTTTTTACATACAACTTTATAACTCATAATTCTTGGGGTTTAAAAAAGGGAGCTACTAACCTTCACTCCCTTCTCAACAAAGTAAAATCAAATGAAATCATCATCCATTCAAAGCGAGACAAAGTTATTAAAGTTTTTTTAATCGAAAAATATTTTAACACTTTTTTAGAAATAACTTCTGAAAGAGAAAAAAAAGAAAAACAAAGAAAAAAGTTTAATAAGAAAAAAGAACCAAAAAAGAATTAATCAAAAAAGAAAAACGATTATATATATTCGTATATATATAAATATATATACTCTATACATAATCTAAAAAGAAAAAAAAGAGAAAAAGAAAAAAGAAATAAAAATAAAAATTAAATCATAATAAATTATAATTTAATCTTAATCTTTATTCCCAAAAAAAACATATTTAAAATTTTTTATATCTTTGTCAGGATTTAACACAGTGTTAAGTTTTTTAATTAACAACACAGATAGAAATATCAGTGACTAAATTTTTTTTATTATGAATTTTAATTACAAATTACCAAAGGTTCAAGAGCTTGATGCAATATCAGTTTTGAACACACCTGTAGCTGCAACTGACGTTGTATTAGCTACTGGAGTATTAACAATCAAAGACGAAGCAGGAAACAATGCTGTTATCCTTAAGGCATCTGACCTTTTAGGTTTCCGTTACAATGCTTACACAGCAGGTACTGCTAACGTAGTAGATGTTGATTTAACTGCTGCTGTACTTGTTGCTAACAGTACTTACTCTTTGACAATTTCTGCTCCTTACGTACAAAACTTCTTCGGAGGTGGTCAAGAGACTAAAGCGGTTTACATCCCTCGTACTTACACAGTTTCTGTTGATGCTAATCCAACTGTTCTTGAATTACAAACTGCTTTTGTTGCTCGTATTGCCGCTGATCCTTCTGCTTATTTTTCTGCTGCT